TTTATCAACTGCCATTTTGACCTCTGGATTATCAGACAACTTAGTGTAGCCAGAAACCAAAATCGAAGGATCTCCGCCACTCATAAAAACACCTATTGGCGTTTGCGGCTCTGCTCTCGTTTTAGAAACATTATTGTTACGTTTCTTTCTCCCCATTTCTTTAATCACCCCCATTCAGCCATTTTCTAGCTGAACCTGATTTCTCGATATTTTCAAGCATCTGCACAGCAGCAAAGACAGAAGCATCAAATATATCTATTCTTTGCACACCGCCGTCACCGTCAACCTTTTCATATTGGATCATGTCATCTGTCTTTTCTATGGCTCTTACATTCTGCACGCAATATTCAAAAGCTTGTGAGTTCATATAGTATAGATTTCCATCCTTTGCCGACTTCTCTATACGTCTGAAACCTTCTGACTTCTTGTAGAAATATTGAGGTTGGTCAACTATCTTGAAGCCTTGCTTTTTCATGCCCAAGAAAAACTCTCGACCAAACTTGCGGTCAAATCCTACTTGTTTGATTTTGAACCCCATCTTCTTCATGCTAACAAACCATTTAACTACATCGTCATAGTTAACAGTGGGCGTGTTACACATCGTTAGTAATCCATCATCTTTCCACCCAAACAACGGTATATTATCTTCTTCCGCTTTTTTATATGCCGCTACAACTGGGAAGAAGGCATGTGATACTATAATGTCTACGCCGTTGTATGTGCCATATAAAGCCGTTGCCGTTAAGTCGTGTAGTTTTGATAGGTCAGCACCGCCAAACCAATCTATCGGCAGTTTGGCAAGCTCTGCAAGTGTCCATTCATATTTACGGTCGCTAGATTTAAATTCGTCAATGTTGAAATATGATTTCATTGCAGAGGTATAAATGTTAAGCGACTTAGCCAAAAACGACTTACGCTGTTGCGGATCGTTCTGAGCTTGCATAGCATCGTTCATAAGCTCCTGCGCCGAAACCGACACGTTATAGTTTAAGTTAGCTTTTTCATGTTCAATAGGGTTGGTATAATCAACCTCCCCCGTTTCAGGGTCTTCGTCAGCTTTAGCAATAAAGATAAATAACTGTTCATCTTTGATAGTTCCCTCTAGCACTTTTTGACAATAAATCATGCGGTTATAGCAGAAACTATTCATGTTGTCACCAGCCGTTGTTATGCCAATACATAAACTATTGCGATAAGCCTTACCAGACTCTTTGATTGTGTTGTACTGGCTTGCGTTGCGGTAAAGGTGTAACTCGTCCAGTATTTGAATAAGCGTGTTTAACGAGTCCATACGGTCACTGTTACCAGCGATAGTTTCAATGCGTAGGTAACCGTCTCCTAACTCTCCACTTATGCTGTGTTCTTGGTTATTGTCTAGGATACGGAAATTCTTTTCTTCTCCCATATTTTTTAGGTTGTAATGTAAAAAGTTGAAGCTTTGTAATGCCTGTTTTAACTGCGCTCCAACAATAACTATTTCAGCCCCTGACCTTCGCTCTAACAGTCCTAAACCCCAAGCAAGTGCGCTCATAAACGGCGTTTTACCTTGCTTACGTGTCAGCATTTCAAAGGCTTCCTTAAATCGTCTCAGCTTAGTGCCTTTATGAAAAAATCCTAGCAGATTATAAACAACAAACTTTTGCCATGGTTGCAACAAAAAAGGCTTACCTCGTAACGGGTAACCCTCCATATCTTCGCCTTTTTGATGGACGAACGTTTTTTCAATTATTCCGATCACAAATTCCGCATCTTTTGGTATAAAGTCATATGCAGGATTGTCTAAGTCCCTAAAGAACCGCTCACAAGCCTGTATGATCTCCTTACAAGCTACCTTGCGTCTTTCTGTAATACTTGTAGCATACTCCATTACTTCATCATAATTTTTAAAGTCAGCCATCTAACCCACTCAGGACGTTAGCCAGCAGTGATTTGTTTTCTTTTTCTACCGTTACGCTTTCAAGGGACTTAGGATTGAGACATAGTTGGTTGGAGTATGCTAATATGTCCTTTCGTAACGACTCTAGGGTTGCAACAATTGGCGATTTTTTAGCGCCGCCAGCAGCAGTAAAGCTTTCGTATTGGTATCCTTCTTCCTCAAACTTTTTATTCAAAGTGAGAAATTGAAAAACAAGCTCAGAGTATAGATCAATTATTCTTCCATACTGCGTTTTATACACTCCCAGCTCTTTCATATCCACTATCGTTCTTCGTTTAATTGTTTCCTTTGTCGGTACGCCCACTACACTCTCACCTCCCTCAAAAAAAGTTTTTAATCATTCGCTCTATTGGAAAAAGTCCCCTAGCCCGTTCCCCTGAGGGTGTAATTACCTGTTTTTAGGAGGGGGGGGATATCCCTAAATCTGTCTCAATTGAGTTGCATGTTCTCCACACTCTCTCATACACACCTTGCTTTCCGTTCACAGATAATGATTCACTATCTAGTAATTCCTTTAACTGTTTTAAGTAATCTATTTTATTTTCCACTCTCTTATCCATTCCGTTCCCTCCACTCTTCAAACTCTTTCTTTCTTCTCTCTTGCCATTGCTTGCCTAGCTCTGTTAGTTCGTGACTATCTCTTATATGCATTGCGTTGTGTTTGTCATTACTTAGGCTTAATAGATTCCAATCTGTCAATGCTAGCTCTGGATAAAACTCGACGGGAAATATATGATGTACCGTTGTAGCTGGTATTGTCTTCCCATACCGTTTACTCTCTTGGCACATGTATTCATCCCTTCTGAGTATCTTAGTCCTCTTACGTCTCCATGCTGATTTCTTGTGAAAGCTCATTTCAATCCTCCTTTACGCATAATAAAAAGCACCCTGTTAAGAGTGCTGAATAAACTCATATGTTTTCTAATCAATCAGGATACAAGCACCCATATACAACTCCACGTTCTTTTGCATCTGGATTTTCATGTACCGTCGCTTCTGCAAACGAACCACAAAACGGACAAATCAACTCTTCTTCGTTCGCTCTGTCCTTATTAACCAAGAATGAACCGGTACATTCTTCTCCCATACATTCATACTTTTCTAATAAAGGCTGAGTCATGATCATTCATCCTCTCTGAAATTAAAAATGCCACCCCGAAGGATGGCTATATAAAAGGTTATGGATAACTAATTGATAAGGTGACAAGCGATAAGCCGTTTAAGTTTATTGTTTGCCACCTTGATATATATAGGAGATTTACACCGCTTTTGTTATGGACTCTTTAGGTCGGGTGTTTGATATATTATTATATCTGCGGTGTCTCCTATATATTTATCACAATACTATTGTATCACGTTTAATTGGGTAAAGTCGGACGTAGAACGGACATGGAGCGGACATAAATTTAATCTTTAAATACGATTAATCCTAATGATGTAGCAAGTCTATAAATAGCCCATGATTTAATACGTCTGTAATGTCTGTCACTATATCCAATCTTACGTGCTACATCATAGTCCCATACATCATCATCATTCATATACCTTTCGCGTATCAGCAGTTGTTGCTTTGCTCCTAGCTTTCTTATCGCCTTCTCTGCCCTCTCTATGTGCCGTTTACGGCGTTGTTGCTCATCTACTAGCTTAGTTACTATGTTTCCTGTTTGATCGCTTGTAACGCCTGTATTGCTTCGTGGCATATCACTATATGATGCTGTCATGCTAGGTTCATCAGGTATATATTCCGTTACTTGGTATTCCCTAGCCTTGATAAGATATGTCTCTACTGCTTCCCTCGTCTTATCTTCATCAACATTGTAGATATCTAATGCCATTTGTACCATTCACCTCACCTCACAAGTAATCAAATATGCTCGCTTGACCTTCTCTTACGTACTCGCTCGAGTCTATGATTAATCCTTCATCTAACCACTCTTTTGGCGCTACGTTCTTATGGTGATACCATATAGGATCACCTGCTTTAGAGTGGTTATGGTTTAAACTCTCAGCCTTATCTGTCCATACCCAATAGCTTTTAGCGGTTACTGTTTCATTCATGTCTATCACCTTCTGGCGGTTTGATAACCATCCAATGTGTTACGTTTTTGATCGTATAACCGCCAACACCGTACCATACATAACCACCATCCATTAGAGAGTGTGCGCGCTGTCCAACGTGATAGAAACCGTTACTCGTTACAACCAAATGTTCAACATGACTTTCAATGCTTCTATCGTTTGGATCATACTTCTTCCATTCCATTTGTTTATCCCCTCCTATGGGAAAGAGGTTCACCCTCTATCTCCTTTGATTTATAATCGTCTCTTGCACGTATGAGCATTGCTTTGTAGTCACACATGATATGTGCAAGCTCTCCGTATTTATCTAGTGTCCAGTTATCCTCAAATATCAATCCTTTGCAATAAGGACATTCTCCTACTAGTGATCCGCTAGCCATGGTTATATCTCCTTTTATTTGTTATCCCTTATAGGGGTTACTCTTCTTCTCGATCTGGATCAGGATTGTCTGTGTATAAGACCTCCAGTTCATGTGCTATTTCTTGTTCGCTTACTCCCCAAAACTTTGCCAACCCTGCCAGTGTTTCTTCTTTTTCGATTTCTTCGTCCATTAGGCACAGCGCCATGTAAATTATTTTGTATTTCAGAGAATCTATAGGGTATATATCAGTCAGTAATTTCATGGGAATCCTCCTTTAAAATAGTGCTAGTTGTAATATCTTATTTACTTTATGCGGAACCCATTGTTCACCGTAATTTTTAATAATGTCAGGGTTATTCTTGTAGGCAGCTCCCCTGACCCAAGTTGTATTATCTCCTTGTACTGCATTTAGATATGGAGAAAACCATTGATGCTTTATCATCCCAAGCAAATGTACTTTCGCCTTAACTTCGTTGGTTAAGATACGATCAAGGTAATTCACTCTTTGTGTCGGCTGCATCGGGACTAGTCCACCAATACAAACAAGTCTTTCAGTCTTTAACATTGACTCATTGCCGTTAGGTTGAAGAATAGGAATCGGGTTGTATCCTCGTTTCCTCATATCCTTCAAGTACCATTCTGTTACTTCTGGATTGCCGATTTCATCGTATTGCATATATAGTTGTTTTGACTTGACGTTACGGTCTATATAGCTTCTATAGCCTTGATAGCTGATACAATCCTCCGAAAATGTTCCAGGGTCCCATATGACCGATCTATTACGCATATACAAATCAATCCAAGCAGGATATTTACGCAATAACGTTGCACTCAAAAGCCAATATGGTATTTTATCCATGTGAGCTGCAAGGTGTTTGCGGTTAATTCCTGCCACATAGATAATTCTCTTCACAGAGTTACCTCCCTAATTGCTTACCAAGAGATTGTAGTTGCTGCCCTATGTCGCATTGTTTATTGCAATATCCGTCAATATGAGCAAAAGCTGCTCCATGTTGTTTTACTAACTCCGATCTTTTAATACATCCATTACAGTTAGTCTCTATCATGTCTCCAATTTTGTAGATAACTAACTTACGACTCATTGTCTTGTACCTCCTGTAATGTTAGATAAGATGCTTCGCTTATTTGTCGTGGGGTAGCTTGGAGCATATAAGCAACCCCATGCCCTCTATAAGTGACCTCCTGAAAATTGTCTGTTGGGTCTGGAGGTACGCCCTCATCAAAATACATAACATCATAAAGAGTAGCTACATACTTATTAGCATTTACCTTTATAGCCTTTGCTTGGGCTTCTCTAGCGGTTTCTAGGTCATGCGTATATCCTCTCCATACATCTTGTGTAAGGCACATTTTAGACCACTCACCATTTACAAACTCCATGCAACTGTCTGTGTATCCTGTTAGCACAGATAACTTGCGGTTTAACTCTATCTCGCTTAATTTTTTTACATCCTCTATATTCATTCCGCACCGTCCTTTGGATGTATTCTTTGAACATCAATATCAAAACAATCGCAGATGTCGTTTAAGTCAAGTGCCACAACACCTCTACTTAGGAGTGTTACTTCTATGCTTCCCTCGCAGAAGTAGTCATCACTTATCAAATCTGTAAACTCCTTCAACTCAGTGGGCTCGATCCAAATAATAAGTTCGTTTCCGCACCAATCCAACTCTTTACCTTGTACGAATCTATATAAATCTAGTTCATTCATTCCTTATCACCATCCTCAAATTCTCCATGTGTGTCATATCCGCATCTAGTGCAATATCCCGCCTGCTCTATGTCATAGCTCCAATATCCTGTACTAACTGTGTATGTTTCCCAATTGTGACCTTTGTATTTGCAAACAACACGCTTAACCCAATTGATTAGCTTGTTCATTCTTTATCACCATCCTCAACCACCAGATCTAAAGCCTTTCTTGCTCTCTCTCCCTTATCAATAGTTACCTCTACGCCTATAATTTCATATTGTGGTACGCCTTTTGGTA